CCCTCTCCATGTTTGCTCAACTACGCTGGCCGGTATGCAATCGTATGGGCAGGTCGATCCCGTAGCCGAGATGCAAACTTGCGTTTGATATTCTTCTCGATTGCAAATTTCTATCGTGCATCCTTCGTCCGGTATCGCGTCATTGTTAAATACTTCCGGCCCTGTCGGCCATGCGTCATAAGTCTTAACGCGCGTGAATCGAAACGTTAGCGTCATCGCTACGGGGGTAGTGCAATCGAATTCACCCGGTAGAATTTCGTCGTTATCTTCGCACCCTAGCACCGGATCGCCCTGGACGAAACATTCGTTTTCGGTTCCTGCAACAACCTCCCAAGATCGAGCGTTGCCCGATACAACCATTTCCAAGTATCCGTAGTCATAGACGTAATCCGTCGACAAGACGAGCCTGCAAGTCGTCACGCCGTCGCAAGTCACCGCTTGCCTGCTTGCCTTCACCTCGATGTGCTTTGGCCGGTAGGTTACTTTTAACTTTTGCTCTTCGGATCCCGAGCATGATGCCGAAAGCGTTCCTGCGAAAGTCCCGCCCGATTCGCAGCAATACTCCAAAGGCAACGGGAATGCTTGCTCTGTGCTGAACAAAGGGGGCTTGACGTTTGTGGTCGCGTAAATGTCAGCCTCAAGCGATGTCGAGTATGAAGCTACGTGGTGAGACGCTAGGCAAGTTGTGGTTGTCGTCGGCGTGCTGTTGAATGTGAAGATTTTGGTCGAGCAACATGGCGTATGAACCCAATCGCCGCCGGTCATGCCAGTGATTGAAACGCTAGGCAGTTCGCCGACTGGCAAGCATTCGCAAGGACAGCAACATCGGCCCATTGTACCCATTTAGCAAACCTCCACGCCGATCCAACGATTGCCAACCCGAAAACAAATCAGGCTAGCCCCGTTGGGTATCGCTGATCCAGCGTTCAAAACCTCGATATCCGACCCGAACAAATTCGACAGTACCCTAGCATCCGAAATCTGCTTTGCCGATGCCGTCCCTGCGCCCAACGTCGTTCCTGTCCTAGCTGTAATCGCAGACGTAGCCACGGCCAAGATAGTATCCGCAGTCGATACCAAATCCGAACTAATAGAACCGCTTGGCTTCGTCGCTCCGATCATGCCGAGCAACGCTTGACTATCCGCATTGTTGAAAGCGTAGAGCGTCGTATCGGCCATTTAGGAAGTCCTGATTATGGTGGAGAATTCGACTTCCCTTTTGCACCGAAAAACCAACTCGGCAGGGTTGGTTGCTTTTGCCCCTGATCCGTTTAAGGCCCCTATCATCGGGAAGTGCTTAGTGTCGTCCATGTATCGCACTTTATTGCCACCGTCGAGATAAAACGGCCCAATGTCGGCCCGCTTCTCATCGTGCGTGTCAGGGTCATAGGTTACCTTGTACTTCGCCCGCCATGCTGCATAGCCCGCATAGGAGCCTAATTCGGCCTCTTGAACCTCTAGGAGTAGGGTTCTAGCTGCAAACGTCTGGCCTAATGCCGTGAACGCCGAGGTATTTACAATGTCGTTTCGGTCGAGGAAGTCTTTGAGTTTTAGCCCTGGGTCGTCGAACTGGACGAACGAGAACTGGCAAAAGCTCGATGTATCGGTCAGCGGTTGATCGAAAGGCGTTCCGGCTGAATTGACAGGGTATTTTGCAGGCGTTGATCGATCCTTGGCAAGAACCTTTTCTTTGGTCACGAATGAATCGATCTTGAATATCGGGATCCATGTTGCCGGGTCTGGATTGGCTTCCGAATTCTGTTTTTGTTCTTCGGTCCCTGTCTGGAATCGAGCCGTGACTAGCCAGTAAAGAGCGTGCTTTTCTTCGCGGTCGCAATCTACGCTATCGCAAATCAAGCCCAATGGCCCGTAGAGCAATCCTGCCCGAGGTAGTCCAGGCGTGTCATAGAGGATGCTTTGGCGGTTAGATGTGACCTGATCGGTCTTGACCCTGTAGTTCCAGGTCTCCCCGAGGATAAGTTGAAAGCCTTGACCCTTGCGGGCAAAGCCGGATCCCTTGCGAAGTTCTGCGCCGACCAGTTCGTTAGCCATTACCTAGCCCCCGCTAATCTTGGTGCCGTCAATGCAAGTTCGTTAGCCTTTCGAGCCTCTACTAGCATTTGATCTTGGTATTTCTTCCGCTCTGCCTTTTCCGCTGCGTCCGTTCGCTGGTTCAACAGGAATGCAAAGGCTTCTTTGGATCCGGCTTTGAGTGCAGGGGCGATGTTTTTAGCAATGTCCGATGCCGGGTCTGATAGCTTTTGCTGGACCTGAGCCTGTTTGGCAATGTTCGCTTGCCCCATCGACCCGGCTTGCTGTTCTGGAGTCAATTGAGCAAACAAAGCCCTAAGCCTTTGGATTTCCGCTGTAGCTTTTTGCTTGTCGCTCATCATTTCTTTTTCGATCGCCGCCGATTCGCTCATCGCGTCTTTACGTTGCTTCTCGGCATCAACCATCTTTTGCATATTCTCGAATCGCTCGATGTCTTGCTGCTTGTAGCCGTCGCGGGACTGCTTTTGCCGCCTTGCTTCATCATCGCCTAGTGTGAGCTTGTCGTATTCTTCGCGAAGCTTTGATAGGTCGCCAAAAGCCTTCTTTTGAAATTCGATATCAGACTTGAGCGTGTTCACCCGAAGATTCTCGGCCCTGGTTCGCTCCATTTCAGCCTCAGCAAGCCGCTTTGATTGCTCGACTTGCTCGGCTTTCTTTTTGGCTATTTCGCCCTCTTGATTGGCCGCCCTAATCAATGCGGCTTCTCGGTCTAGCTCGGCGTCCTTTATCTCTTGGCTCTTGTCTAGCGTCGCATTAAGACCATCCATTACCGCGCCGACAAGACCCGAGGTTAAATCAAGATTGCGAACTGACTTGGACGCGCTTTCGATACCCGTACCGATCCCCGCAAATAGCGAAGCGTAGGCGTCCGAGGCTAGCTTGATGTTGAATCCGATGATACCGCGTTCGCCGCCACCTTCGCCTCCAATGCCCTCCCTGAGCATTCCAGTAACTTGCTTAAGCATCGGCATCAAGTCGGTTCCAAGGCTGATCGCTGCTGCCTTGATTTCGCTTTCCATCTTGGCAAATTGGCCTGACATGGATTGAGACAAACGCTCGTTCATGCCGAAGAACAGCCCGCCCTCCGATGTGGCCGTCTGGAATGCCTTGGCAACCATTTCAGCCGATATCTGCCCGTCCTCCATCCGCTTCTTTAGCTCGACCATGCTAATACCAGTGGTCCGGCTTATTTCCTGTAGCGGATTGAACCCGCTGTTAATCATCTGCAAGACTTCTTGCCCCATCAACCGACCCGCCGCCTGCGTCTGCCCGAATGCCAGGGAAAGGCTTTGAAACTTGTCGCGATTGCCAAGGCTGATCGCTGCTAGCCGCTCGAGGTGCTGAGATACCCGCGTTGATTCAACACCGAACTGCATCAAGGTCTGCCCGGCCCTAGCGAATTCGCCGTAGTTTAGCGGGCTTTCAACGTCGAGAAGCTTGAATTCTTTCAGGAGGGTATTGGCCCTGGATGCCGATCCCGTCATAACCTCGAAAGCGATCGCGTTATTCTCTAGTTCCGTCGCAAGCAAAACGGATTTCTTGATCGCCTGAAATCCTGCCGCGATGCCGATGTATTGGCCTGCTGCCGCTTGTAGTGATCGAAGCGATATTGCTTGACCGTCGACCGTCCTCGATGCGTCTTGCGTCGCTTGGGCTAGTCGCTTGGTTGCTGCTGTCTGTTGCTCGGTCTGTTGGGTCGCGATGCCGTACTTTGCGATAAGGTGGTTTTCAGCCTGGACGAATTGCGTAATGCTGATAGCACCCTCACGCAAAGCCCGCTCAAATAGCCCCATGTCACGCCGGAACTTATCAATCGACGGCTCTGACTGCTTTAGCGTAGCCGTCATGCTACGCAGTTCACCGCGAAGGAATTCGCCGCCGTCGGCATTCATCCCGATTCGGATGTTCGCTACGTTGATCGTCTGGGCCATAGCTACTTACCTCCGAATCCGAACATCGATTTCACTTGGTTCGCCATCGCCTTACACGACTGAGCCGACTGCTTGAGAATCGACGCTGCACTAACCTTGGGCCTGTAGAATCGATCCGGCATGAAATCCGATGCGTCTGGCGGCTCCTCGTCAGCGCGTGCGTAGAGGGGCAAATACAGGGCCTCCAAGAGCTTCGCAGTCTGCATCCAGCGTTCCCCCATCGGTTCCACCATGTCCCAAGCTAGCCACTGATTTAAAGCCCCGGCGGGTAGACTTTGCATCCACGCCGCCGGATCCTGGATCCCCCATTTCAGGCAGAGCCTAAACGCCACTTTTAGGCGTCGGCTCTTTCTGATTTTTTTGCAAGGGCCTCGATCTCCCCTTGGTCGTACTTGTTGATCTCCAAGCACTGATCGTAAAGGGGCCCAACAACCGATCTGGGAAGGTCTCGCAATACGTTAGGATCCGTTACAACCCGCTGCCCCGATTCGTCCCGAAGGCAGTAGGCAACCATCACCCGCCGGTGCGCTGTCCAGTCATAGCCCTTTTTGGTCTGCAGTTCGACTTCCATGTTCGCCGCATCCGATTCGGATAGCTCATGGATGAAGTATTGCCGACCCTTGACCGTAACAGGCTCAACGGCCAAATCACGCTTTGCCAGTGCAAGGAAATCGTCTTGGTTACTCATCGTCCTCTTCGTCCTTTGCTTGTGCGATTGCCTCGAGTGCTGCCTTGACGAAGGTGCGCGAAACCTGTTCGGGCAGCTGAACCTTGGCTGGATAGCCTTGGATCGCTTCGAGTTGCATTTCGAGCGATGCGATTTCGTCAGCCGTCAAAGCGTCATGCGGAAATTCAAATATCGCTTGAATCTGTGGCGTTTCGCCGAACTGCAAATAGCCAACTAGCTTACCGCCAACGCGGATCTGGCATTGGTTCAAGTCCCGCTCGATCCCAGTAGCCAACGAAATACCACGCTGGCGATTCAATTCAAAAACCATCTTCGATCATTCCTTAGGCAGGGGTGAAGGTAATATCCGTCGCGCCGTCGAACTGGAGCTTGTAGGAGCCCCTCATAACCTCGCCCTTGGCAAGCTTTGGCGTCTTGACTTCCTTGACGAAAGCAGTCCCTTGGAGGCTTCCTGCCCCTGGAAATGTGACCGTAACCGAAATTCCC